ATCTTTTTAGCGTGTGTATCATCTTTGACAGATATATCAAGTTCATCGTGGATTTGAATGTGGGCTACAATGCCTTCTTTATATAACTCTAGCATAGATTTTTTTGTCATATCCGCAGCTGAACCTTGTATTAATTTGTTTAAAGCTTTGTAAGTATAAGCACGCTTGATGCCTGGTCCATGTTCTTGGACAGCTTGATCAAAGGGTAATGCTTTATGCATACCAAAAGTATTAGGTTCCCATAAATGAAAACGACAAAGTCGACCAAGTAAAGTTCTTATCTGTCCACGTTGCTGAGCTCTGTTCGATACAGATCTTGTAAGAGATTTAACAAATGGTACTCTCTCATGATAGATAGAAAATAATTCTTCTGCTTTTTCTTTAGACACACCTAACTCTGCTTGTAATTTAGCTTTTCCCATACCGTAGAACAAACCTAAGTTAATTGTTTTAGCTTGATCTCTAGGTATGTCAGCCATTTGTGCAACAATTGTATGAAAGTCTGCATCGCCTTCGTTGTATGCATCTTTAACATTAAAAACGCTTGCGTCTTGATCAAGGGATGCATAGTGCACTACTAGTCTTGGTTCTTGTTGACTGTAGTCAAAGCATCCCCACTCGCAACCAGATTCAGGTATAAAGAGGGATCGGATCAATGGACCTAAATCTTTGTTGCGTGCAGGAATTTGTTGTAAGTTAGGATTAGAATAACTAAATCTACCGGTGACTGTGCCTCCTGTGTCAGATCTAATTTGATTTATATCAGCGTGTATTCTACCTTTATATTCATGTTTTATTATCGTATCAATAAATGTAGTATGAGCCTTGTTAACTTCTCTTGCTTCTGCTATCATCTTGACTAATGGATGTTCATGAGTGGAAAGAAAATTTTTTGTAAATGATGGAGCCTTTGTTTTTTCAGTTCGTTCGAAAGGTAAATTTAATTTATCAAAAACTTTGGCAATTGATCGTGCTGCCCATATTTGAGTATCTAGTCCTGTTTCTTGTTTTATTTTGTGGAGTAACATTTCTTCTTGTAATGTTAGCTGTCGCTTCAATTCATGAGCTTTGCTCACGTCTACTTTTACGCCAAGAAACTTCATATCAACCAAACAAGGAAAAAGATCAGTCTCTAATTCAAAAATAGATCCAAGATCTTGATCACTTAATTCTTTTTGCATTACTTTCCATAAATTTAATGTTAGTTCTGCATCACGTTCTGCATAATTACCTACATACATTGCAGGTAGTTTCCACATATCAGCTTTAGGGTCTACTCCCCATTCTTTTGCTGCTTCGTTTAATTCAGATTCATTTTTACCTTGACCACAATAATCCCAACCAAGACTATTAAGATCAAATCTAAATCTATTTTCATTTACTAATGATGCTGCAATCATTGTGTCAACAATTTGTCCATTAATTTTTATTCCCATAGATCTAATCCAACACACATCGTACATTGCATTGTGAAAAACTTTAATAGCTTCAGATTTACAAATGTCTGTAAACCATTGAATTACTTTGTTTTTTTCAAGGTTACCACCACCTTCGTGATCGAAAGGAAAGTATCCCGCATAGCCATCAACAGCTACAGAAATACCTACAACTTTTCCCCGTCCAACTACTGCACCTGATCCCATTGTTTTTAAATCAGGATCACATGTTTCTAAATCAATGGCAATAACATCGGCTTGTCTTAAGTCAGGAAATTCTTCAGGCTTTACCCATTCTGTTTGTGGTTTAAAAATTAATGGTTTCATTATTTTTCCTCCTTTAGGTTTTTAAGTTTATAATCATAACTACCTTTTTCGTGTTCATCCGTAATCCATTTAGCAGAATTTTCTACAGAATATATTTTACTAGTTACTAGTCGATTAATTAAATTTTTAGATGGATCAACACCCATAGATGCATCAAACATTTTTAATCTATTGTTAGGTTGGATAGCAAAATTACCATCTTCTAGTTCAAGAACATGTCCACATTTATGTTGATCTGGTTTCTCTGCATATCCAAAATTTAATTCATTAAAGTCTCCTGCACACCAATCTATTGTAAAAAGATACTTACCTTTACGTTTTATCTTACGTCTTGATGTGTATTGCATAGTAGCACCAGCTAATTCATAAAAAGTTGTAACGCTAACATTATAACTAAAGCTATCCCACATAACTACTTCATCAAGAGGTAGTTCTTTTACACCTGGTTTAGTACAGAATGCAGTAATTGGAGCTCTCCACCATAAGCCACCATCTTCCATCAAGAAATGAAACAATGGTACTCTGTTTGGTATAGAACTAAATCCAAATACCCCTACTTCAAAATATTTATCGTGTGAATCTTTTTGATCTCTTAAGTAATTTCCTCTTACATAACATTCTATCACGGGTATGTTTGCATTTAAGTACGCCATTATATTTTAAACTCCTTTGTTTTATTATTTGCCTTAATTAAATATAGATTTTTTGCACATCTTGTTATTCCTACATACCAAACTCTATATTCTTCATCTTGTTTTTCTGCAGATTTTTTAGCTCCCGCCATAGTATTAAGAGTTTGATTTAAAAATAATACTACATTAGTTGCTTCCCCTCCTTTGGCTCCATGAATTGTAGACACTTTAATTCTTGGCTCTTGGTCTACTTGTTCTCCATTGGTAATCATTGCGTCCATATATTCTATTTGACTAGGAGAAACTTTTGTAAAAGCTTTTTGCCATGGTAATGTAATATCTACTTCGTGCATTCGTTCTTTTATTCTTTGTTTTTGTATATCTGGAATTTCTTTCTCGTCCCGCATTTGATTCCAATATCCAATATCTTCATATAAAGATTTACCTATACTATTACCTTGTGCTGTTTGAAAAAACAACCCATGTCTTTTAAGTTGTGGTAGTATCGGTTTTAATAAGGAATTAGTTCGAGTTAAAATTAACCAATCTCCTTTTTCCATCTCGGTAATAACATCAGATAATTTATACCTTTCTATTATTTCTCCACGTTCTTCTTTTGGTAAATAATCTTTTTGAATTCTATTTACACCAACTCTAGAAATTACATCTAAAGCTTTTGTTTGAATATCAATTGGAACTCTTTGAGATTTTGTTAATAAAATATCATTTCCTTTCCAATTTTGAAAAGATTTAACATCAGCTCCTGCCCATCCAAAAATAGCTTGGTCATCATCTCCAGCTATCCACACTCTAGGATTTAATGCTGCACTATCTTTTATTATTTTGTCCAACATATCCCATTGAAGTTTAGATAAATCCTGTGCTTCATCAACAATAATTAATTGAAAAGCTTTTTTACTTTGACCTACTAAAAATTTTTCAATCATGTCATTAAAATCTATAAGCCCATATGTTTTTTTATAATTATTAATTTCTTTGGATATTGCGTCAAGTTTAAATCTTTCAACCCAAGTTAAATGTTCGTTTCTATCAAACTGTTCTAATGGTGTTATTTGTCTAACTCTAGCTAAGTTTATTAATGTTAAGTATTCACTGTCTGAAGAAAATATTCCGTTCCATTGATTTGTTTCGTGATTTGCATATTTAATTTGTATACCACAAGTGTCACCTATTTTTTTGTAATGTTCTTCTTGCATTACATTTTCTTCTTTTAAACCTAATTGATTAAAAGCAAAAGAATGTAGCGTTTGAAAATAAGGAAGATCTTTTTTAGTCAGCCCTACATTGTTTGTTAAAAATCTATCTCTAGCTTCATTAGCTGCTTTTCTAGTAAAAGCAAAATACCCTATATTGTCTAATGAGATACCCTCATCAATTGCTTTCTGTACTGTTTGTAATAAATTTCTTGTCTTCCCAGTACCTGGAGGACCGATTACTCTATATTTTTTCATTAGTAGTTACTCTCTTTTCTCTTCACAGGTTGATATTCTATCTGTTCCACGTGAAGTTGTGGAAGTCGACAGACCTTTAATGTTTTACTATCAACATTTAAAGAATGATTAAATTCTACTTTGCAGTCTTTTTCTAATTGTCTTGCAATTCTTTCTTCAGGAATTTTCCAATTGCTACCTAGATGCTGGATGAAAGATGTAAACTTAAAGTAATGATGTCCTTCGTTTGTATAACAAGCACCATTTTTAATTTGAGATCTTTGTTTAGCTTGAGGACCATTAATACAATACTGATACAGTTCATCTTTTAATCTATCAGCAATTTGTGTCCCTTTAGGTGGATAAATAGTTTCGCAACCATTTCGCCATTCATTAAGTTTTGCTCTATAATCTTTAGGTTTAAGAGGCTCAAAATATACTCCTGTTTGTTCCCAAATTAAATTTAAAACTTCTTTTTGTGTAGTCATTAATTTTGTATTAGCCACTATTACTTCCACTTTATCATCGCTTGGCATTACAACTTGAAACCTGTATTCAGGTTCTACATATTTAATTATTTGAAAATCTGTAATGTCAGGAAATACTGAAATACCATCTGATTTCACACCAAAAGGTCTAGAGTAACAAAGGCCTCTCATGCATCTATCTTTTATAGGATCTTCATAACAAGTGTGGCCTGCTGTATCTTTTCTCCATGCAGCTATTTTAGAATCTAGTTTTGTTTTATCCCAAGGATCGGCTAAGTAATTGTAGTTAGCCTTAGACACTTGATCTGGCCATTTATCTTTGTATTTCTTTTTAGCAAAAACCATATAGTTATACATAAATCTATCTCTACCATCATCTAGTTTTGTTTTAGAGCACAAAGCTAAACAAGGAGGACCATCATCAAACTCAGGATCAGCCCCCGTTAAAATGTTTTTATGTGTTTCTTCTACTAATTTTTCTAAATCTTCTTTACTAATTCTAGATTCTTCTGCTGTTTTTATAAATGATGGTAAATCTAGTTTAGAATTATTTTTATCTAATGCGTACCGTGCTGATTCTCCATTGTTGTAGTAAGGTAAGTTAATAAAGTTTCCTGGTTTAGTATCTCCTTTTTCGTCTTCCTTTAGTTCTTTCTGTTTAGGAAAAATTTCTGTGGTAGGCTTTAACCCAAGTGGAAGCAGAAAAGCTTTTAATCCATCTATTAAGTCTATGGCAGGTATTGGTTCTTTTAAAAAAATATAACAATGAAGTCCACCACTCTTAGATAGTATTGGAATAAGTGGAAGTTTATATTGTTCAAATAATCCTAAATATTTTTCAATTTTAAATTCTCCATAATTAGGAGGATCAATATCTATGCATCCAAATTGAGCTGTTTTATTTAAAGTACACGGCTGTACTCCAATAGATATTTTTCCTTGTAAATGATCTTTGTAGTCGTTGATAGATAAGGGTCTACCAGCCCATTCGTAATTCGGTTTAATTTTATTTTTATCTGAGTCTAATAAAGTCCTTGACATGTCGGCTATGCCAAAGTCTCCTCTATAACCAGTAAATAGTTTTATAAATTCGTCAACCATATCAATCCCGGGTCGGGGCAGTTCCACTCTCGCTTCCCTGCCCCTATCCTCAAAAGAGGAATCTTAGTAATTAGATTCGTCTTCTACGTTAGTTTCAACAGAAGTTGCAGCTATGTTGCTTTTATGCAAACCGAGATTAAATTCTCTAGCCATGCTATATATTTCTGCGTTTTGAACTGGTCCGACTAACGAAACTGTCATTCCATGCCAAGTGAAATTGCCTTGATTCTCTACAGATTTAATATGATAAACCCTTGAGAATGATGGCGCTGGTATAGACTTACCTGTTTTTTTAGATACAACAAATTCATTATCCATTAATGAGTTCCAACCCCTACTAGTTTTTAACTGAGTAGTTTTCAAAGGCATCAATGCCTTTTCAGGTCTATCTCCTAATAAAATAACAAAATGATTTGCTGTTTTGATAATTTCATTACCATTTTTCAGCACATCTTTTGTACCCGATTTGGTAGTCTCTCCCATTACTCCTGGTCCCCTGTCATTATGAACAGGTCTACCTTCACTCCGTTCGAATGGTGCCCATTCTGGATATGTCATTTTATAAAAACAAGGTATTACATTAATACCTTTGTCTCCACTATACAGTTTTTTTGTAACTGTATTATAAAACATTCCAGCTTCTGCACCTTCAACGTACTTAGCATGTTTCTTTTTCGTTTCATAAGAACCACTTTGCAGCAGTTTTAGAAATGGTAAAGCTAAGTCTTCTTTCTCTATATTTTCTAAACCCATTCCTGAGTCTGTTTCAAAATCTAGAGTAGCTATTGCACCTTCTTTTTTGACCGTAAGGTCGCTTGCTTCTTGTGTCATGTTATTTGCTCCTTGTTATTTTTGTTTTGTTTCCCTTAAACAGGTTAAAGTGTTCAGAAGGCAAGTCAAGATTACTCTCTACTCGCTCTCTGTACAACGCTTTGAGAGTCATAGGTTCAACTTTCATTTTTTGTGTCGGTTGAAATCCATTCTTCTCAGCAAGGCTAGCATAATCGTTAGCCTTGTTATCTTCGCCACGACCAAAGGAAACAGTAATCTCATTTTTAATAAGATCACCCAAGTCGTTATCTCGAAGCCATTTAAATGCTTCTTCCTTTTTTGCTATAGGAATTGAAGCACCATAAATCTCTTTTACTTCGATGGCTGAACCATCTTGAAGTTTAAGAGTTTTTAATTTCATATGTTCCATTATTTCAGGAATTACTTCCTCAGATATTTTATCAGCTGCTTCTTTTTTTCTTTTTAAATTTTCTTCAAGAACTTTTACTTCGTCCTCTAAAGATTGCAACTGAAGAACATAATTAGATAAACTTTGTACGTTATCTATTTCATTTACTTGTTGAGGAGAATCTTCCTCAAACTGTTGTGTTAGGTCTACATTACTCATCTATCTCTCCTTTCTCGTATAGATTTATTTTTATTGGATAGTACATTCTTTCTTGTCGATCCCATTTTAATAAATTGTATCTTCCACTTGTCATGTCAGATACAACTGAACATGCTATACCAATTATAGCAGGATCTCCAGTTAATAATAAATAATCTTCTTTAGAAAAATTAATTAATTTTTTTCTTAAAGAAAAAATAATCGGTCCTGGTGAAAAAATAATTTGTGAGTCTTCTTTTAATAAGACTTTTATTTCTCCATATTTTTGAGCTCCCATAATATTAATTTTAGGTCGCCCTTCTCTTGTACCAGGAATTTCCTGTATTACATATACAGTTGATTGTTTTTTATTACTTACTATATCTTCGTACTTTATTGTTTTGTCTTTCATGCTTGACAATATAAGGGCGAAAGACTATATTGTCAACTAGAAAGAATAAATTATGGATTATAAATTTAAGACAAAACCCTACGCTCATCAAATAACTGCGTTAGAAAAATCGTGGAATAAAAAAGTATTTGCATACTTTATGGAAATGGGAACAGGGAAAACTAAAGTTGCTATTGACAATATTGCAATGTTGTATGATGCAGGAAAAATTAATGGAGCCTTAATTGTGGCACCAAAAGGTGTGTATAAAAATTGGTATTCTCAAGAAATACCTGAGCATTTACCTGATCACATAGAACATAAGGCCGTATTGTGGCAAGCTACTATTAATCAAAAACAACAAAAAATATTAGATACTTTGTTTGAAACAGGAGAAGATTTACATATTCTTATTATGAATGTTGAAGCTTTTTCTACTAAAAAAGGATTAGACTTTGCAGCTAAATTTTTAAATTGCCATAGTACTTATATGGCTGTTGACGAATCTACTACTATTAAAAACCCAGGAGCTAAACGTACTAAAAACATAGTAGGTGTAGGCAAATATGCTAAATATAGACGTATATTAACCGGTTCACCTGTTACTAAATCTCCTTTAGATTTATACAAACAATGTGAGTTTTTAGATGAATATTTGTTAGATCATTCTTCTTATTATACTTTTAGAACTCGATATGCGATAATGCGTAAAGCACATTTTAATGGCAGGTCTGTAGAAATAGTTGTTGGATATAAAAATCTTGGTGAACTTTCTGATAAACTTAAAGATTTTTCATACCGTGTATTAAAAGATGATTGTTTAGATCTTCCTAAAAAAACTTTTATGAAACGTATTATTACACTTACTCCTGAGCAAGATAAAGTATATCAACAAATGAAAAAAATGGCTTTAGCTTTAATGAATGGAAAAATGATTACTACAGCTAGTGCATTAACTCAATTAATGAGATTACATCAAATAACTTGTGGTCATTTTAAAGCTGATGATGGATCTATTCAAGAAATTAAAAATAATAGACTGTCTGAACTATTAGAAGTATTAGAAGAAGTACACGGTAAAGTTGTAATATGGGCACATTATCAGTACGATATAGAAACAATAGTGAAACATATTAAAAAGAAACATGGGGATAACTCTGTTTTAACTTATTATGGATTAACTCCACAAGATCAAAGACAAGACAACATTGCTAAATTTCAAGACCAAAAGAGCGATGTTAGATTCTTAGTAGGCACACCTCAAACAGGTGGTTATGGTATTACTTTAACAGCTGCTAGTACTATGGTTTACTATTCTAATGGATATGATTTAGAAAAAAGAACACAATCAGAAGCTAGAATAGATCGTATTGGCCAAACAAAACCTATGACTTACATTGATATAATTGCAGAAGATACTGTTGATGAAAGAATTGTAAAAGCTTTAGTTAAAAAAATAAATATTGCTTCTGAGGTAATGGGTGAAGAATTAAAAGATTGGTTATAGGAAATTATAGGATATACATATGGGAGCGGTGTAATTTTATTCTACGACTTTTCCACCTTTCCATTTCATATCTGGAAGACCTTCAGTATACTTTTTCCCGTCAAAAGTTAGAACTTGTTTTCTATTTGAATCTGATTCGTGATAGCTTATGTGAACCCATCCACCTGCAGGATCATCTTTGTCGTAGTACTCCATGATCAATTGATCGAAGTCCACGTTATTTTGTAGCCAGTAAGCTGTTTGAATATTTGGCACGCCAAATATTTCTAGGTCAACCGCCTGCCCCTTGGCATGCTGGCTAGTTTTTTTGGACCCTATAGCCTCACAGAGAGCTTCTGAGCGGTATCCTGATGTAATTGTGACCGGTTTATCGAAATGAGCACGAAGTGGCTCTAAGACCTCATAACACAAATCACCTAAACTTTTTATTTCTGCTGATCCTGGTGTGTTATCTATGCCTTTACGTTGAGCGGTCATAGAATTAGTCATTTCTCTTAATGTAAAGTGTTTTGATAGTTGCATGAAAAATTTTTTTTATTGTATAATTAAAGCAAATATAACATAGGCCATACCTGATATCAACGCTCCAGTAGACACTAATAATATGCTTTCTACACGGTTAATTTGACGTTCTAGCTTATGTATTTTATCATGAGTTTGCTTTTGCATAATTCTGCAAAGCTTTTCATGATCTTCTATTTTTTGTAATGCGTTTTTAGCCATTAAGTTACCCTCCTTCTATTTCCTAACTTGATAGCTTTTTCAGTGTCAGATAATAATGCATCCTCTATCCGTGTCAACCCTGTTACTGCATTAACATTATTAGGAATAGAAGCTGTTTTAACAGTATCTGCTGACACTGGAACCGTGTCGCTTGGTACGTTAGG